GCAGGATAGCCGAACCGGAATAAACCTGTGCTTCGGGGAGGCGAATCTATTACAGGTTAGTTTTGCGGGGATATTGCCCGGTTGAGAACCGCGAAGCGAAACTTAATAATCGGCAAGTGAGGAGGTATTGCTGTGATTAAGAACAGGTCCGAAGATCCTATGTCATTTCATTGCTGGCGCGTCACTTACGACGCACAGTCTAATGTAATTGAATCCGGATGGGATGGACCGGTATACCAGACACCCTCTGCTAAAAGTGAGGAAATAGAGACGTTCGTCGGGCGTAACAAGTTTAATCCTTGTTCGCACGTAAAATATCTCTATTACCCCGAGTGGGGCGTGTCTACGAAGACGATCTACTATACACCTGGCTATTATGGCCCTGCTGTACGGTCGGTCTACACTGACAATTTGTCAATGGTATGGTGCAGGCAAAATTATGTCCCGCCCAGTCTTCCACTCCCTCAACTGGGGATTAATCAGTTTGTTCTTAGAGCTGTTCAGCATACGCGCCCTAAATTCAAGGCAGAGTTATCTCTCCCAAATTTCCTTTTTGAATTAAAGGATCTTAAGAGAATAATTCCTACCCGTGATAGGATACGTACGTTGAAGGATGCTCTCACAGGCATTATGGGTAATCCTTTTAAGCGGAAATCGCAAAGGACTGCCGCTAATGAACTAAGCCAAGAAGTGGCTAGTCAGTACTTGAACGCCAATTTCGGTTATCTTCCTCTCATAGATGATTGCTTTAAAATTGTATCTTCGATTGAAAAATTCAATCAACAGCTACAGGCATTCATCCGTGATAGTAAGACGTTCAAAATTGGGCACTATACTGAGACTATAGAACGTTCAGAAGGAGAGGAGATCGAAGATCACCTCAACTCATTCTCGCGAGGATACCATGTAGACTCAATTAGTGAAGTGAAGTACACATGTACAATTAAGTACCAATATGAAATATTGGTACCTAAGTTATACGTGCCCTCCGTCTTCATTAAGTACATGGGATTCAGATCAAATCCCAGAATCCTCTGGGACGCTCTTCCATTTTCCTTCGTTTTAGATTGGGTGTTGCGCTTCGGCAAAGCACTCGAATCCTTCGACGAAGGAGCAATCCCTGTTAGGATGGTCATTAGTGAGTGCTGCGTATCTAGAAAGTATTCTAGTGTTACGAAGCACTATTACGACGACGTTCCTAATCCGGCTTGCTCGTTTAATATGGGAGAACGCTGGCTGCAAGCCACTGAAGGCTACCAGCGGTTTGATCGATGGCTAATAGACCGTGGGTCTATTTCTCTAAGCGGTTTACCTCCGCTTCCTGTCACTGATAAAATATCAGTGAAAGAGTTCACACTCGCTCTTGCTTTAGGTAAGACACTTTCTCACAAGAAGGTGTAACTTTGGTAAAGGCACGAGTTTCTCGCATTATTATTTTAGTTCTATTAGTAGGAGGAACCCTATCAATGTCTTTTGAAACTATCACTATTGCTGCGGTTGACTATGATGTAACCAGCGTTGTTGGATCTCGTGTTATACGAACCAACATCGGTGGTCCTAACGGTAACCTGAACGAGACTTCGAAAAGAATTTTCGAAATCGCTCAGACCGAAGGCACCAAAGGCAAACCGTCCCGTACTTTAGTCAAGATTAGCGCGAATGTAGAATCTACAAACACGCTAGGTTATGCACCGGTCTCGTTCCATTTAGTCATGACAAGAGGCCCTGGAATAAGTTCCACGGACTGGAGTAATGAATTATCTGGATCAGGAGCGATGCTCGACCATTTGCTAAAGTTCTTAGCCGCATCCGTTGACGATGTTGTTGAAACATCATCTGACGCATGTGACGTGGGAGAAGGATCGTTACTTTAGTAGTTAGCTAAATTAGCGACAGTGAGTAGTACTGGCATTTATAGGCTCCTTGGAAGGAGTTACCCTATGGTTAACCTGAAAAGCCACAATTCTGCGTTTGACGTAGAATTGCTACTTGCACTACTTGATGATCTTGTTTCATCGAATGGGATCAATAATACTCGTCGCGATAAAGCGACGGTTGTGCGTCGCCACACTTCTGAAGGATTTAGTTTTTTGTCTAAAACACTTCCGAAGCTTGGTGCAGCTATTGATTCCGCTTTACGTACAGGTAAATTTATATGTCCTTCTAATTTTAGGAGATATAAAAATACTGCTCTCCCGGTTTTTCTCCGTGGTTTGCTACGTAATATTTTCGATGATGCTGGCGAATTAGCCGATGATATCGACTTTTCTTCAATTACCGAAGTCAGGCAAGTCTGTTTTCTCTTTTATAAGGTGAAAACGGAATTCTCTGACCGCGATATTGAAGTCGCCGAGAAGAAATATGTGGAAATTGATAGAGACTTACCATCTCTAAAGCTTTCTGCATTGAGTACTCTTACTCAATGGGTGATCTCGTATGGCCAAGATTTCATAAACGAGTTGTTTATGGATTTTGATCCTCGAGATATAATCCCATCTCATGGACCAGGCATTGTTGCCAGTGGCGAAAAGCCCCATGAGAAACGACATTTCAAGGTTCATTATAAGGAGATTCACAATGTGTACCCCTATTACCGATTTTTCTACGTTAATCCTATACATCTGCTGCACACTCGCGAATATTATTTTGCGCGCGTTCGAGCAGATTCTGGGATAAATAAAGTCATGTTTGTACCAAAGGATTCGAGAGGTCCGCGGACAATTGCCGCTGAACCCCTTGAATACCAATGGTTACAACAGGGCCTTCGTAAGAAAATGTACGCTCACATCGAACATCATAAACTAACGCGGGGACGTGTTAACTTTACTGATCAGACCGTTAACCAACGGTTAGCTCAGGAAGCATCACTTCCCTACTCAACTTTATGCACTGTCGACATGAGCGATGCAAGTGATCGCGTGTCAGTCGATCTAGTAAAACTTCTCTTCGATAGAAAAGAAGAGTTACTTAGATGTTTACTGGCATTGCGAACACCGGTGTCCTTGTTGCCATCCGGAAAGAAAGTTACGTTAAAGAAGTATGCCTCTATGGGATCAGCTCTATGCTTTCCCGTAGAAGCAATAGTCTTTTACGCACTTATTTACGGATATGCGTGTGTCGTTGGCGATAGTAAGCCCAACATCTACGTATACGGAGACGATATAATATTAAAGACGGAAATGTTTTCTGTCATTGATAGAATTTTCTCCGAGCTGGGGCTCATGATCAACAAAAGTAAATCTAGTACTACAGGCTTCTTTCGAGAATCCTGTGGGAAAGAATACTTTTGCGGGTCTGAAATCACCTATGTAAAGTTACGTAGACGCAAGATCACAGGTCCAGACGATTTGGCATCTTTTGTCGAAACATCTAACCTTCTTTGGGATAGGTGTTACTATAAAGCTGCTATGAGTATTCAGAAATTTCTTGAAAAAGAAGTTTCTGTCAGCATACCATTTGGCTATAGTGACAGTTCTTATATCTGCTACTATAGTAATCGAGGCAAACCAACACGTTTAGATAAAACGCGTTGGAATAAGAATCTTCAAAGATTCGAAGTGCTTCGCCCCCACATTGTGGGAGGTAGGTATCGAGCATCTGACGATACTTGCGCCGATTCGTATGCCGAGTTACTCAGGAAGGTGACTCAAGGTTGGTCACCCGAGTTTCGCTCTGGTTGCTATGCTCAGAGGCATAGTCAGAAAATTAAGTTTAAGTATGTACATGCCTATATGTGATAGGTTTCACTTGCCGTTATCCGGCATAGGCTTTCTTAAACTCTCAAGTCGCAAAACTTAAATTGCTGGAAAATCTCGAAAGAGATACGTGACTGCGAAGTCATGTTGGTTA